ATGCCAAGACGTGCTAAAGAACTTTCTGCGATTGAGGTTAGGCGACTAGGCCGTGGTGTTCACAATGTGGGCGGCGTGGCGGGTCTGTTGATGCAAGTATCTGACAACGGCGCTCAGTCTTGGCTTTTGCGTGTTCGAGTTGGAGAGAAGCGGCGCGAGATCGGGCTTGGGGCTTTTCCCGAGGTGAGCCTTGCAAGGGCGCGAGAAAAGGCCGGAGAGACGAAGGAAGCAATCCGCAATGGGGTTGACCCTGTAGAGGCGCGCAAGGCCGCGAGATCCGCTTTATTGACGGCGCAACGGCAAGGGCTGACCTTCATAGAAGCCTTTGAAAAATACGCGGCGAAAAAATTGCCAGAACTCAGTACAGAACGGTATCGAACTCAGTGGCGCGCTACTGTCGAGAAATACGCCTTTCCCGACCTCGGCGGCATGTTAGTGCAGGACATTACCCGCGAGGATATTTTGCGTATCCTGCACCCTATCTGGGAAAGCAAAACCGAAACCGCGACGAAGGTCCGGCAGCGGGTGGAAAAGACGCTAGACTATGCGAAGGCGGCAGGGCATCGGACGGGTGATAATCCTGCGGCATGGCGTGGCAATCTTGAACTTGCGTTGTCTGCACCGAACAAGATTGCGCCGAAAGAAAACTATCCCGCGTTGCAACTTGATGACGTGACGCGATGGTGGGTGGACCTTCATGCGCGCGATGGGATAGGGGCGTCCGCTTTAGCTTTTCAGGCTTTGACCGCTTCACGCACGGGGGCCGTTCGGTTTGCGACTTGGGACGAAATCGACTTGGACGCGCGGCTCTGGACAATTCAGCCGGGGCGAACCGCAAGCAAGATCCCCAAGACAGGCAAGCCGCACCGCGTTCCCCTCACTGATGACATGATCGGACTGCTGACAAACATGCCGCGCATGGGAGATCTGGTTTTCACTTCCCCGCGTGGGGGCGTCATGTCGGATGCAACTCTGGGCAAGGTGATGCGCTCAATTCACGAGGCCGATATGGGGCGCGGCGGCGCGGGGTATCTGGACGCCAGAACCAAGGCGCAGGCCGTACCGCATGGGCTTAGAAGCTGCTTTCGGGTTTGGGTCACTGAACGCACCGACTTTGATGGCGACATGGCTGAAATCGCTTTGGCGCATATGGTGGGGAGCAAGGTTCGGCAGGCTTATGACCGTTCCGATATGATCGAGAAGCGGCGGGCTATGATGGCCGCATGGGGGCGGTTCCTGAGTGATGAAGCGGGCGCGAAGGTTGTGCCGATTGAAAGGACATGCTGATGGATTTCAACGAATTTCGAAATTCGGGAATACAGCGTTTTCTAAGAGGAGATGCACAAGAACTGGCTCAGTGCATCTTGGATGAAAATCTAAACAAAATGGAGCGCGAGTTTCTTGCTGATTTTGTCCGATCAAATATACCTAGGGATTCAGTTTCGCCAGGCCCTAAAGCGAATGATCTGTTACGGATTAGGGCAGCATTAATTCGCTTTTGGCAGGTACGTGATGGATTCAAAAAGAAATCCGGCATTTCAGGGTACATTGGGTCAAAATTAGATTGTAGCAGACAACGGATCGATAAAATCTTGAAGCACGTAGACAAACCCAAAACGGTTAAGGACGTTGAACTGGCTTTTCTTATTCAATTAAAAATTGGGGAAAGAAAACAAGCCATAATCTGGGGTGACGATGAACTCATATCGTTTTACCGTGAGCGAGATTTGCAACCGGTTATCAAGTAATTGGTTGCACGACTTCTTTTGATTTTCCTCCAAATCTGGTCTTAATGAACGGCATCTTGTAACAACGAGGTGCTTAAATGCCTGACACATATCTTTCCGATAAAGACCTGTCCGACCGCTATCACATTACCCGTAACACCGTGTGGCGCTGGCATCGCGAGCGGGCTGATTTTCCCCGCGCTGTCAAACTTTCCCCGAACTGTACCCGCTGGAAACTGAGCGAAATCACCGATTGGGAAGCCTCTAAAGCTGAGGTGGCAGCATGAGCGAAATGACAAACGAAAACGCCGCGAACCTTGCAGGGTTCAACGGCGCTCAAGACGTTGTGGAAGGCGTCTGTTTGTTCACCCAGTATATCCCGCTCGTTCCCATTTTGGCAACACATTGGGGGGCGTTGGTATGAATATTTCTCAGCATATCCCCGACAACATCAAGCGCGTGTCCCGCTCTCTGGGTTATTTCCTCTGGGTTGGCACCTCTGACGATCTGCATGGCGTTAGCGTGATCCTGCGCGCTCGTCTGACAGCGGAACAGCGCGGAGCTTTGGCTTTCGCAGCGCTGCAATCTCTGGATTACGAGCTCGGCTGTGACGTTGCTGACGCTGCTCTGAGTGGTCCTCTCAACATCGAGGAGGTGGCGTGATGGATGGCACCTTTGATGATCTGGAAAAAGTGAAAGTTGAGTGGGAAAATTCCAGCTACACACCGCCAGCGGAGCGTAAGCCATTTTTCAAAAATCAGGCGGTTCTTGAAAAGGCCACGGGCCGCAAAGGCTACATCACGCGGATCACCGATGATGGTTATTTCGTCACCTTCAACGGACAGGATAACAGCGCGGCCGTCTTTATGACCGCTGACCTGATCACAAAAAAACCTGTGAAGCCATATAAAGAGATCAACGGGCGCGCGTCTGATTTAGCGGGCAAGATGGTGTCTCTGCGCAGCATCGCGCCCGTCCTGACCTCACGCTACCTTGTCAAAGGCTGGTTGGACCGTGGTGCGCTGTCTGTCGTCTACGGTGAAAGCAACGTAGGCAAGACTTTCTTTGCGCTGGATATGGGTATCCACGTTGCAGCGGCAAAGGACTGGCACGGTTGCAAGGTTCCGACTGCGGAGAACTATGCGGGCGGCGTTATCTATGTGGCCTGTGAGGGCGGCGTAGGTCTGAACAATCGTATCGAGGCAATGCGCCGGAATGACCCTGACCTGATAGAGGCGGCAGAAGAGGACTTCGAGCTGTTGCCAACGATGCTGGACTTATGCGGCAGCAATGACGCGGCGGCATTGATTGACGCTATCGAGGATGTATGCAGCGACCCCGGCCTGATCATCATCGACACGTTGGCAATGGCTTTTGGTGGTGGCGATGAGAACACGGCAAAGGATATGGGCCTGTTCATTGCTAACTGCATCCGCCTGCGGACTGAGACAGGCGCGCATGTGATGGTGATCCACCATAGCGGCAAGGATACCAGCAAAGGCGCAAGGGGCAGCGGTAGCCTGAGGGCGGCGGCTGACAGTGAGATAGAACTGACCCGTTCCGGCGCTGTGATCATGGCTGAGGACCGCAAGCAACGCGACAGAGAGAAGGGCAAGGTTTTCGCATATACCCTCAAGAGCGTCTTTATCGGCAATGATGAGGACGGAGACGCGGTGACGTCTGCTGTTGTCGAGGTGACTGAGCCTGTGAAGAAGGTGACGCGCCTCAAGGGACAGGCGTTGATTGCCATGCAGGCGTTCGGTGATGCGCTTGCTGACCATGGCGAGACAAAGACCGGTGAGGCGTTCCCAAGCAATCGGCAGTGCGTTTCTCTGGATAACTGGCGTGAATACTGTGACCGCCACGCGCTGACCGATGGTGCAGACGCTAGCGCCAAGCGCCAAGCGTTCGGACGTGCATGGAAGGCGCTGCAAGAGAAAGAGATCATCCGCGTCCTTGATGGCTTTGCTTGGAGGTGCGCCGATGAATAGCGTGACAACCGTGACAAAGCGTGACGTGTCACGTTCTGTTTTCGATCATTCCAGCGTGACAACCGTGACAACACCCTATGGGGTGTCACGTTATGTCACGGTGATCTTGGCCAAGGCTATGATGGTCCCAATGCCCCCTTTTCTGAGTGCAGGGGGGGCCGCGGTGGGGGGTTATGCGTTCGCGCTGTGCGGTCTGTGGATCGGGTGGCTGGCATGAAGGGCAAGGCATCCACGAAGGCGATCAACTTCCTAGAGAAGCTGGCAATCCCCGAAGGCCCGAAGGCTGGCGAGCTGATCAAGCTGGCCAAGTTTCAAAAGCAATTCGTGCGGGGCGCTCTTGCTGATGGCGTGAACGTGGCTGTTCTCAGTATTGGCAGAGGTAACGCCAAAACCGCCCTTTCCGCTGGCATCGCGTTGGGGGCCGCGATGGGAAAATGGGACGAACAACCACGCAGGGAAATCCTAATCGCTGCACGAACCCGTGATCAAGCGCGGATTGCTTTCGACTTCGTGGTGGGCTTCATGCGGTCGCTGTCGGAGGACGAGCAAAAACTGTTCACCGTCCGGCGCTCCCCGCGTCTCGAAATTGAATACGAAGGCGACGGCGGCGGGCATTTCATCCGGGCCATTGCTGCGGACGGCAAGAGCGCGCTGGGATCTGCCCCTACGCTGATCCTCATGGACGAGCGGGGCCACTGGGCCGCTGATCAAGGTGACGCTCTGGAACATGCGCTGCTGTCCGGTATGGGCAAACGTGGCGGGCGCGCGCTGATCATATCAACATCGGCGGCGGATGATGCACACCCCTTTTCTGTGTGGCTTGATGAGGATGCACCGGGCATCTATCGGCAGGAACATCGCCCTGCACCGGGCTTGCCTGCGGATGATCTGGACAGTTTGAAAGAGGCGAACCCCGGCGCGGCGGCTGGCATCGGATCTAGCCTTGAATGGCTGCAAGGTCAGGCACGGCGGGCGATTGCACGAGGTGGTAGCACGCTGACCACGTTCCGGCTCTACAATCGAAACGAGCGCGTGAGCGGCGAAACCCGCGATGTGCTGCTGACCGTCGATGAGTGGCTGGCCTGCGAAGTGTCGGAGGTTCCGGCACGGCAGGGGCAATGCGTGGTCGGCATCGACTTGGGCGGATCTGCATCTATGACGGCGGCGGCGTTCTACTGGCCTGAGACGGGGCGACTAGAAGCTCTGGGCACCTTCCCAAGTAAACCGAACCTTGCGGACCGTGGCGCAAACGATGGCGTTCAAGGCCGCTATGTCGAGATGAAGGACCGTGGCGAACTTTCCACCCTTGGCGACCAGACCGTGCCGATTGCGGCGTGGCTGATCGAGGTGATGAAGCATATCGAGGGCGAACCCGTCGCGGCGCTGGTCGCTGACAGATACAAACAATCCGAACTTGGCGAGGCGATCGAGCGGGCGGGCATCCGCGCGGCTGTGGTCTGGCGTGGCTTTGGCTTCAAGGACGGCAACGAGGATTGTGAGCGGTTCCGGCGCGCGGCTTTCGACGGGAAGGTGCTGACCACCGCGTCCCTGCTGTTGCGGTCTGCGTTTGCGGACGCTGTGACCCTGCGAGATCCGGCAAACAATCTGAAATTGGCAAAGGCGAGATCCACGGGCCGGATCGATGCGGCATCGGCAACGGTAATCGCTGTGGCTGAGGGCGCGCGGATCATGGGCCGACCATCACATAAGGGAGGGCGTATTGCATGGGGATGACCGAAACGGCAACCCGGCTGATCGAGCGTTTTGGACAGGATGCAATTCTGCGCAAACAGCCTGCACCACGTACCGACCCCGACGATCCGCCTGCGGGTCCGGCAGTGGACTATCCGGTCACTGTCGCGGTCACTGATTACACTGTCGAGGAGCGGGCAAACGCTCTTATCTCGGATAGTGCGCTGCGGGTGTTTATCACTGAGGGCGTTGTCCCTTCCACTGCTGACAAGCTGGTGATCGGCGGGGTTGCCTATCTGATCAACCGCGTTGGCACTCTGGGGCCGGATGGCGTGGTGATCTGCTATGAATTGCGGGTCCAGATATGAGCAGGCGCGACGAGTACAAACGGCACTCTGCGAAGGTAACACGCGGGCCGCGATGGAAGGCTCTGAGGATGCAAGCCTTGGATCGTGACGGCTGGCAATGCGTCCAGTGTGGCGAGCTGCGGCGGCTGGAATGTGACCACATTCTACCCGTCAAAACGCACCCCGAACTTTCCTACACCCTGTCAAATTTACAAATTCTCTGCGGGCGCTGTCATGCGCGCAAAACGAGATTGGAAGTGGGTCACACCCCGCTTTCCCCGAAGCGTCAACAATGGCGCGACCTCCTGTCGAGCATGAAAGGAAATAACTATGCTGACATCTAAAAAGCTGGAATTGCGCCGTTCCGAGATCCGTCAAAACCTGTCGGAGCTGGCGAACATCGAAACACCGTCTGCGGACGAAACCCGCAAAATGACGGAGCTTGATACTGAGTATCGCGCCAAGGAAGTGCAGTACCGCGCGGCGCTGGTATCCGAGGACGAAGAACGCCGGGACGCTGGCAATGTGCTGGAAACCCGCTCTGAAAAGGAATGGACCGAGATCATGGGCGCTTTCGAGATGCGCCAAGTCGCTTTGTCTCTGGACGAAGGCCGCGCGCTCGACGGGCAAACGGCGGAGATCGTAACCGAGCTGCGGAGCGCGGGCGGCTATCGCGGCATCCCTGTTCCCTATGCTGCACTTGAAACGCGCGCCGGGGAGACGATTGCCAGCGGTACACCGAACCCGATTGCCACCCGTCCCTTGATCGAGCGCCTGTTCCCTGCGTCTGTCGCGGCTCAAATGGGCGTCCAGATGATCAACATCGGCAGCGGCGACTCGGAAACACCCGTCACCACGTCGGCGATCACGGCGGGCTGGCAGGCAACGGAAACGGGCAATGTGCCGGGGCCGTCCGCTTACGCCACGTTGGACCGTCCGCTGTCGCCTGATCACACTCTGGGAATCCAGATGCGGATCACCCGCAAGACCCTGAAGCAATCCGGCGCGGCTCTTGAGCAGGCGATCCGCCGGGACATGAACGGGGCTATGTCGCAAGAGATGGACCGGGCAATCTTTAACGGATCTGGATCTGGTGGCGAACCTACTGGTGTATTCACGGGCGCAACGGCTTGGGGCATCGTGGAAAGCCCTGTCGATGCTGCGGCAACATGGGCGGCGTTTCGGTCTGAGGTTGTGCAGTTTATCATCGCCAATGCCGCAAACGGTCCCGGCGATGTGCGCCTGCTGATCCGTCCTGAGGTTTGGGACTACATGGATTCTGTGCTTGTCGGAACAGGGGGCTATAAATTCGAGTATGACCGCCTGACTGAGGCGCTTGGGTCCGTCGTAATGTCTCACAACGCCTTGCCTGCCCCTGCGCTACCATCCGGCGGCACCGAAGGCGATCCTCTGGAAAGCATGGCACTGCTGACAACATCGGCGGGCGGTGTTGCCCCTGTGTTCGTCGGGCTGTGGGGCGCTGTGGATCTGATCCGCGATCCCTATGCCGATGCACAGTCGGGCGGGCTTCGTCTGACGGCGCTTTCCACGATGGACACGACAATCAGTCGGGCGGTTCAGTCGCGCGTTCTGACGGGTATCCAGTAAGATGCTGGAGGGCTTTGCAGGCGGCGGGCTTGAACTCCGCAAGAGAGCGTCGGGCGCATTGGCCCTGCAAGGCTCTTTCCCATACGGCAAACGTGCCGTCCTGTCCGATGGCGGCAGGACGGGGCGACCCAAAAAAGAGGTGATTGCGCCACGCGCCTTTGCCTACCGGATCGACACACCATCGGACCACGGCGGCAAAAAGGACATACACCTGCTGTCGGGCCACGACTACGGCAAGCCGCTGGCGTCTGTGCGCTCTGGTACTCTGGACATTCGAGACACGCCTGAGGCCGTGACCTTCACCGCGACGATCACCGAAGAAATGCAAGAGGTGTCGTATGTGAAAGACATCTTGGCGGCGGTCGCGGCGGGGCTGGCGATCGGCATCTCCCCCGGCTTTCGACTGCCCCCGAAACGAGCTGTGCCTGAGCCTGAAAAGATTGAGGATGAAGGCATGGACCCTGAGAACGGCGCGCATAATGCGATTATCAGGACCGTGATGGCGGCGCTCTTGTACGAGCTGTCGATCGTGACCCGTCCGGCCTATCCAGAAACCCAAATCGAGGCGCGCAAATGGACGCCGGACGGCCTGATCATGCCGGACGGGCTGGGCACTGGCCTGCACCGAACCTTGAACAGATGGAGGGCGTGAGATGATCGACGTTCTAAAGCAATTCGAGGAGATCCCCGCGTCGTATCCTGCTGCTGCGGCTGGCCTGTCTGCTGAGGCGGCGGCGCTGGATACGGCGATGATCTGGGCAAGGATCGAGGATTATATCGCACACCGCTTTTCCGAGCGCGAAGTCGTTTGGACGCTACTGGGCAACGGCGGCGATCAATTCCACCCGCGTCTGACGCCTGTCACGTCCAGCGTAGCGGATCTGTGGACGGGTGATGCATGGGAGGCTGTGACGCTGCTGCAAGGTCCGCTTGGCCTGTGTCTCCCGTCTGATGGCACCTACCGGATCACTGCGCAAGTCGGCTCTGGTGATGTGCCGGCACCTGTCTCCGAGGCGTTCCGGCGCTTGGCCGAATACTTGGCAGGGGCGCGGGGTTCTACAGATGAGCCGGGCGCGAGTAGCAGTAAGTTTTCCATTGGCGGCGAGCTTGACTTTGAAGTGACCCGGTCCCCCGCATGGCTTGCGCGGGCAATGCAATATAGCGGCGCTGGCGATCTGCTGCGCACATATCGGAGGGCGTGAGCATGTGGCCATTCAAGAAAAAAGAGATCGAAACGAGATCATCCGGCACCGGGTACACGTCGCAAGTGATGGCGGCGCGGGCTGACTACATCGGCGGCGTCGACGGCTTGGCGGAACTCACTGGCACCGTGCAAGCCTGTGTGAGCCTCTGGGAGGGCGGTCTGAGCCTTGCGGACGTATCCGGCACCGATCTGCTGTCGCCTTCCACCTTGGCCCTGTCTGCGCGCGCTCTGGCGCTTCGTGGCGAGGCTGTGTTCGTGATCCGCGATGATGGCCTGTTGCCGTGTTCGGATTGGGATCTGACCACCCGTTTTTCCAAGCCTACGGCCTACCGCGTGGGCGTCCCTGACACGGGCGGCGGGCGATCAATGACGGTACTTGCCGGGGAGGTGATGCACCTGCGGATCGGTTCCGAAATGACCATGCCCTATGTCGGATCTGCACCCTTGCGCCGCGCGCGCCTGACCGCTGGCCTGCTGCATACGCTGGAGAGTGCGCTTGGCGAGATCTACGCAAACGCACCTCTTGGCACGTCGATCGTGCCATTCCCTGAGTCGCCGGAAACTGACATGGAAAGTTTGGCACGAGGTTTTCGGGGTACACGCGGGCGCGTCCTGATCCGCGAGAGCGTCAACGTCCAGGCGGCGGGCGGACCTGCCCCTGCGCAAGACTGGAAGACCAGCGACGTGACGCCGGATCTGTCAAAAGCAATGACGCGCGAAACATGGGCGGCGGCGAGATCCGGCATCGAAATGGCGTTCGGGGTTCTGCCCGGTCTGAGCAATCCCGTCACCACCGGGCCAATGGTGCGAGAGGCTCAACGTCACCTTGCGCAATGGGCGCTCATGCCTGTCGCGGCGATGATCGGGCAAGAGGCCAGCGAAAAGCTGGGCCAGCCTGTCACGCTGGACGTGATGAGGCCGCTACAGGCGTTTGACGCAGGCGGACGGGCGCGGGCGCTTGGGGCCATTATCAAGGCACTTGGCGAGGCGAAGGAACTGGGCGTCGACCCGGAACAGGCTTTGGACCTTGTGGATTGGAAAAAAGGCACGTCGATATGACCGAACTTGCTTCGCTCAGCCAAGGCCACCGTTATCTTTGCTCACCTTATAACCCTGACGATCCATGAGTATTTTATATAAACCGCCGGTTAACTTGGCTTGGCGCAGATCAACCGACATGGTGGCAATGTTACTCTGCAATTCTTGGAGGAATATCTGCTCGCGTACCGTCGAGACACCCCGTACATCGGCGAGGGTCAAGTCCAAATCGGCCTCGGAAAGTTTCTTATTCTCGTCGAATGCAACGGTTAGATTTTGCCAAGCGGATAAGATAACTTTGTAGCCGGGTACTGCACTTTGATCACTGGGGAGCGAAACTAGGTCGACATGTTGGGTGGGCAT